CTGACCGGCGCCGCTGGCGCTGACGGGGCCACAGGGCCCACTGGTCCGCAGGGTGATGCGTCAACTGCCGCTGGTCCTACAGGTCCGACAGGTACACCCGGCCTCAAAGGCCCAACAGGTTCGACTGGTGCGACAGGCCCTACGGGCGCCTCCGGCGCCGCAGGCGGTGCAGGTAGTGTCGGCCCCACTGGTCCGACTGGTGCGCAAGGCGTGCAGGGTATTCAAGGTATTCAAGGTACTCAGGGTAGTACTGGCCTCAGCGGCCCGACAGGTTCGATTGGTGTAGCAGGTCCGACAGGTCCGCAGGGTAACACCGGACCGACTGGTTCAGAGGGTCCTCAAGGTACCTCGATCAATTTTGTTGGCGAGGTCGCCACTGTTGGTGACCTGCCGCCTACAGGCAACACACTTAACGATGCCATCATCGTGCAGGCATCCGGTGATCTGTACATCTGGGACGGTTCGGCTTGGAATAATGCTGGCCAGATCGTCGGCCCACAAGGCCCAACCGGCCCCCGTGGTCTCCAAGGTCTCGCAGGTCCGACCGGCCCAAGCGGCCCGCAGGGCGTAGACGGTACACTCGGTGCGGTTGGTCCCACTGGCCCACAGGGTATCCAAGGTACATCCGGTGCGCTCGGCGCAGCGGGCCCCACTGGTCCGCAAGGTATTCAGGGTACACAAGGTACGTTCGGTCCCACGGGTCCGACAGGTTCGACCGGTGCAACGGGCACAGGCGCAACAGGGCCGACAGGTCCGCAAGGCGCGACGGGTGTGACAGGTCCTACCGGCGGTGGCCCTACCGGCGCAACCGGCCCAACTGGTCCGCGGGGCCCACAAGGTGTGCAGGGTACAGGCACTACAGGCCCGACAGGCCCCCAAGGCGCGAACTCTACAGTCGCAGGTCCGCGAGGCCCAACTGGTCCATCTGGCCTTAACGGCACTGGTGGTTCGACTGGCCCAACTGGTCCGCAGGGTCCGCAGGGTGTTTCGGGTACAGGCACTACAGGCCCTACCGGCCCCGCAGGTACCCTTGGTTTCACCCCAGTGCAGCAGGGCGGTGGTGTAGGGCAGCGGAGTAATAAAATATTTATTGGTTGGAGTGGCTCTGAGTTGCTGGCTCAAGTCGATAACAATTCAAGCTTTGGGGGACTGGCTTTTAAGTCTGACATTCCTGCTGGCATTGGAGTCGGTCAAACGTGGCAGGCAGTTTCTCGCTCCGCAAATGTTTGGTATCAAAACACCACAGGCAGGTCGATTGTTTTTCAAATGCGGACAAATGCGACTGGTAACTTAGATATTTCGGTTGGCCCCAGCACGTCCGTTTTCTCTACGCAAAGTTGGGGTGACCTTTCTAGCGGCACCTATGACGCGGCTTGTGTAATTATCCCGCCCAGTCACTACTACCACGCAGGTGGTGGTGGAATGTCAATCACAGCGGCGCAGGAGTTACGGTAATGGAAAAAGGTTTCTTTCATCCAAAGATAGGTTACTGGCAAACTAACACCGCACCAAGTGCGGAGATATTTGCGTCATACCTCGCAGGAACCGTTGAAGTGCCGCTGATTCCTTCTGGGGACCACCAGTGGAATGGCTCTGAATGGGTTTACGTTGCACCACCTGTTGATCTCGAAGCCCTCGCCGCCCAAGCCCGCGCGCAACGCAACGACCTACTTGCCGCATCAGACTGGACTCAAGTCCCTGACGCTCCCGTGGACCAAGCTGCATGGGCTACCTACCGCCAAGCGCTGCGGGACATCACGGCGCAGGCCGGCTTTCCCACGGACATCAACTGGCCAGAGGCCCCATGACAAGGCCGCTCTGGGAAGCCACGCGCGACCAGCATCACGCCTGCGAGGAACACCTCGTGGGCGCTGCCATGGCGTCTGGCAAGCCGCCTATGGATTGGTACAGCGACTGGCTCTACGCGATCCATCACATCCACCACAAGATCGACCCCACGCTGCCTGTGGTTCTGCACCGCACCGCGCGGCTGGAAGACGACATCACTGAAGTGGGACACATCAGCACGCCTGTACCTGCTGCCTACGCATACGCCGAGTCTCTGGACACGGACGACAAGATCGCCGGGGCAGCATACGTGCTGACCGGTGCGCACCTGATGGGTGGCGAGATTATGCGACGGCGCCTTGACGGGTACCCGACCTCTCACCTCGTGTGGGATGACCGCAAAGCGGCGCTTGAGGAACTCAAAGCGTACCGTGTACGTAGTGAACTGGCTGCCGAGGCTCGCGACTGCTTTACCGCGCTTCTCCGCATCATGGATGAAATCAAGGAGCGTACCGATGGACGTGCTTAACACCATCATGCAGTGGGTTGTTGCGCCAGTGGCCGGATTCGTATGGCTACTACACCTCAAGACACAGCAGAACACGATGGACATTGCTGTCATCAAGGCGCAAACTGCCGCGACCAAGGAAGCCCACGACCGTGAGTTCAAAGAGGTCAAGGAATCCTTTAAGGCAGTGATGGAAAAGCTCGACAATATAGAACAGCACTTGAGGAAGTGATGTGGACCCAGCTTCAGTCACCTTAGCGATAGGCGCCGCCAGTAAAGCGTTCTCGATGCTCAAGCGCGGCTTCGAGATCGGCCGCGATATTGAGTCTATGCACGGTGACATCCAGAAGTGGATGGGTGCCTCTGCGCAAATCTTCGCGATTGAGAAGTCCACAAAGAATCCAAGCGTTATCACGCGGCTTCTGACAGGCTCCGGTAACATTGAGGCGATGGCCACGCAGGCGGTGCTGGCCCGCAAGCAGATTGAGGCGCAGCGATATGAGCTGAAGGTGTGGGTGTCGATGACCTACGGCATGGGAACATGGGAGGAAATCCTGCGCACCGAGGGGCAGCTGCGCAAGCAACGACAAGCCGTAATCGCAGAGCAGCAAGCGTCCTTTGCAAAAGTGTTCCTTGGCGCCATGCTTTCTGCTACTGTCGGCATAGGCGGCGGGCTGCTGTACTTTTTTGCAATGTTTTTGAAGGACCTGCAACAATGAAAAACCTGACGGCAATACTCGGGGCGGTGGCCCCGACCATCGCGACCGCGCTAGGCGGACCACTGGGCGGCATGGCGATTAAGCTGGTGGCCGACAAGCTGGGTCTCCCTGAGTCAACCTTGGAAGCGGTCGAGGCTGCGGTAACAAACGCCACACCGGCGCAGCTGGCTGAAATCAAAAAGGTCGAGGCGGACTTCAAGGTCAGCATGAAACAGCTGGACGTGGATTTGGTTAAGATCGCTGCGTCAGACCGAGACAGCGCGCGTCGCCGCCACGCCAGCGTTAAAGATATGACGCCCACCGTCCTTGCCGTAGGGACGCTGCTTGCGTTCTTTGGCTACGTTGGGGCAGTGACGTTCATCGACCACGGTGCCGACCTTGGTCTCATCAACGTTGCTGTAGGCTGGCTGGGGGGTAGCGCATCTGCTGTCATCTCCTTCTACTTCGGCGCAAGCAACACAACGGAGAAAACACATGAGCTTTAGACTCTCAGACCGCAGCATGAGCACGCTGCAGGGCGTCGACGAACAACTGGTCGCGACCGTCAAGCTGGCGATCCTGACCACGAAGATTGATTTTGGTGTGATCTGCGGACTCCGTACAATAGAGGAACAGCGGGTCCTAGTCGATAAAGGTGCGAGCAAGACCATGCGCTCCAAGCATTTGGACGGCAAGGCCGTTGACCTAATGGCCTACATTGGTAGCAGGGGTTCGTGGGAACTGAACCTCTATGACGACCTTGCCGACGCCATGAAGGAGGCCGCCATAGAGACGGGTGCTGTCCTGCGCTGGGGCGCCGCGTGGCATATACCAGACATCCGCAAATGGAGCGGCACAATGGAGCAAGCCATGAACGCCTATGTAGATTTGCGCCGCAGTCAGGGGAAGCGCCCCTTCATTGATGGCCCGCACTTCGAGCTGGCGTAACCGAGGAAATACGCTGATGATGGACAAGAAGACGAAACCGATGAGCTACAAAAAAGGCGGCATGGTGTTCAAGCCCTGTCCCGGATGCCCAAACCCAACCAAGTGCAAGGCGATGGGTAAGTGCATGAAGAAGGCAGGCAAGAAAAAGTGACCGCCCTAAAGATCATCAACTTTCTCGGCGTTGTGCCGAAGAACTCTGCGGAGTTATTGCCGGATACCGCCGCGCAAGTAGCGGAGAACTGCAAGCTCTACTCTGGTGATCTTATACCCTACCCACTGCCGGTCATTACTGCAAATACAGGGCGTACGGGGGAAACCCGTACGCTCTACGCGTTGCGCGATCCTAATACAGACGAACCCGTGTGGCTATCATGGCCCGGCGACGTGGACATCGTCACGCCCGCAGCGGACGAGATCGGCGAGCAGCGGTTCTACTACGCAGGTGATGGTGTACCGAAGGTTAGTACCTACGAGCTTACCACTACCGGCGCAGCCCCATACCCCACAGGTTTCTACGAGCTAGGGCTGCCGCTCCCAACAGCGACACCTACCGCGACCGCGACCCCATTTACACCAGCAACATCGGCGAGCTTCGCGCGCGACGACAGTAACAACGTGACACTGGTCACAGCGGCACCGCACAATCTCAAGACCGGTGCATTTGCCACGATCTCTGGCTTTGCGTTCCGCACGGGTACCTACAGCCAAGCAGGCAGTGCTGTCACAGTGACCATCACCGGGCACGGGCTGACGACAGGCGCGCAGGTGTTCGTGGAGTTTACCAGTGGCGGCGCACTGCCCGGCGCGTACAACATCACTGTTGTCGACGCGGACACCTTCACCACTGCAGCACCGGATTCCGCTACCCGGTCAGGCGATGCGCGGTGGGACATCCGGGACCTGAACATTACGACCGATACCACGGTCGTCGACGCTACGACGCTCACGTACCGAGCAGCTGGTCCCGCTGTCACGACGACCGCGAACACAGACGGCAAGGTCGATCTCGGTGGCGCGGTGCTTGCACGCAACTACGTGTACACATGGTTCACTCCATGGCAGGAGGAGTCTGTAGGCTCCATCCCGTCTGAACCGCTGTTCATAAAAGAAGGCCAGATCACCACTGTTGCAGGGCTACCGACCGCACCTCCGGCGGGCACGTTCGTGCGAGGTATTCGGCTATACCGGTCCCTCGCGGTGGCAAACGGCACCAGTGAGTTCTTCCGACTGACCACCCTGTGGTTCCCCAACCCGCTGGTACGCGCGTCGCGCGCATCGAATGTGTCCCGCGTTCGACTGGAGTCTCCACACAACTTGTTGAAACGTGACCGGGTCAAGATCAGCGGCGCGGCCCCAGCGAGCTTCAACATAACTGACGGCGTCGTAACGGCGCTCATCGACCAGTACACGTTCGAGTACGCGCAGACAGCAGCTGACGTCGCAGACGACGTAGCGACCGGCACGCTCTACTACGATAGCGCGGAGCGCGCGACGGACCCGGCTCGGTACTGGGGCGACGGTGGCGTGTACACTTTTGTGGACGACTTTAGCTTCCGCAGCCTGTTAAACATCTTGACAACGGACAACTACAACGCACCGCCCGACGACCTGCAGGGTCTGGCTGTCCTCAAGACCAATATCCTCGTGGGGTTTGTGGGTAACGACCTATACTTCTCCGAGCCCGATAAGTTTCACGCGTGGCCAGTGGAGTATAAGCGCTCACTGGAGCACAACATCGTCAAGGTCATACCAATCGCTGGGGACTTGATCGTACTTACGGATAGCTATCCATACTATGTTGCTGGTAACGACCCGCGGACACTGTCGATCCAGAAGGCAGACGCACGGTACCCATGTGTCAGCCGGCGCAGTGTGGCGTTGACTCCCACTGGCGTTGTATTCTCCTCCCATGACGGGTTGGTTTCCATGGGCCCCTTGGCCGGGGCGCAGATTCTGTCTGCCAAAGTACACAGCAGCGACACATGGAACGCAGCGCTCGACCCCGAGACCGTAGTGGGTGCCAACTACAAAGAGACTTACTTCGCGGCGCACAGCGCGGGCTCGTTTGTCTACGAAGTGCTGGAGCGCGGCGCGTCTTTTGTGAACAGTGACTACACGTTCACTGCCACGTGGTACGATCCCCTTACAAACATCTTGTACTACACCAGCGGTGAGAACGGCGACGTCTACCGTTGGGACGATCCAACGCAGCCCACAGCTACATTGCAGTGGAAGTCCAAGACGTTCATCACCCCGCTGTACACCAACGTAGGTGCGGCGCGTGTCGTCGCTGACTACACCGGCGCAGTCTTCTCGTCTGTGTGGGGTACCGCAGACATCAACTGGGAAGTAGCCGAGGAGAACTGGGACCAAGACGACCCACTGACGTTCAGCCTCTACGTTGACAAGCAGCTGGAGTTCACAACGACATTGGAGAGCGGCGATATATTTCGCCTGCCCGCAGGCTATAAGTCTGACACGTTCGAGTTCGGCGTGTCTGGCACGATCCGCGTGCGGTCGATCCACATAGGCGAAACACCCTCAACGCTGGTGCGTGTCTGATGCCCCGGTTCACAGCATTACCCGCGCTACCCCCCTCTGGACTTGAGGCGGCCCAGTACCAGTTGCTGTCGGCTATGAAAGAGAACGTCGAGCTGCTGACCGGCACGCGCGGTGAACTCGATGGCGCCAGTCGCGCAATTACGCGGGACGCAGTATCCGTACCAGCGGCGACCGCTCAGTTTACCAGCTTGTCAGCACGGGGTAGCGGGTATACTGTAAGTGGTGTACAGTTAGTAAGCCTTTCCGACTACCAGAACTTGTTGCGTGACGTGCAGAACTTGTCTGCGGATGTAAACACCTTACGGACCGCGCTGAACGCGCTGTTACAGCAACTCGGGAGATAACGATGCAGAATATGAACCGCCCCGCGGCAAACGCCCCACAGTCCACGACCTCGCTGGACCTGCCACCCGCGCTGGCACAGCTGCTCGCGGCGCCAATGCTGCAGTCAGTACCCATGCCACAGCAGGCTCCGCAGCAAATACCAATGAACAACATGGCCCCACCACCTATGCCCAGCTACCAGCTGGGTGGTATGGTTGGCCCCGGCGGTATGCCGGTTCGCCCTCAGACAGCAATGCCCCCCGGTGCGGGTATGCCCCAGCCCGGTATGCCCGGGCAGCAACCCGGCCTACAACAGCCCGGTGGTATAGACGCCACGGAGAACCCGCAGATTCTGGAGGCACAGGTCCAAGACCTCATTCGCCGTGACCCGCAGCAGGTACAGGCGATCCAAGTAGAGATTCAGCAAGGGCTGCAGTCCGGTGAGGTGACACCAGAAAGCATCCAGATGATCGGCCAGCTCGCAGTCGTCGGACTAGAGAACCCACAGATGTACCCGCAGATCAGGCAGTCGCTGCTGCAGAACGGATTCTTGGACGAGGAAGACCTGCCCCTCGACTACAACCAAGGTGTAATGCTGCTGTTGTACCTGATCGGTAAGGTCGGTGAGCAAGTCATCTCCGGTGGTGGCCAGCCCATGATGTCTATGAAAGAGGGCGGCCCGCTGCCAGCGAGTAGCCCCAAGCCCGATGGGTCCATTCCGATCAACGCCCACGAGGGCGAGTACGTTATCCCAGCGGACGTGGTGCGCGCGAAGGGTACTGAGTTCTTCGACAAGCTGCTCCAGCAGTATAAGCAAGAAGGGGCAGCGAAATGAAAAAGTTCTTCAAGAAATTACTACGCGTCGCCGCGGCCGTAGCCATCATCGTTTTCGCGCCCGCCATAGCAGCGAGCATTGCCACAGCCGTGCCTGCTCTTGCGCCAGTTATGACCAGCGCGTTCGGTGCACCTCTGGTTGGTGCCGCGATAGGCGGGGTCACGTCCGTTGCCACCGGCGGGTCGTTCGGTGAAGGCGCCCTTATCGGCGGTACCCTCGGTTTCGCCAGCCCCTATCTTGGTGCTGGTACTTCCGGCGGATTCCTCGGCACTGGTTACGGTGCGTCCGCAGGCACCGCAGCAGGTACGGCTGCAACAGTAGCACCCGGCGTTGCGTCAGCAGTACCCGGCGTCGCGACAGCGGCACCCGGCGTTGCGACAGCAGCAGTACCCAGCACTTTCCTCGGCACCGTAGGTAAGATCGCTTCCACTGGGGCGACTGTACTGAATGCTCTGTCTACCGTGCAGCAGGCGCGTCTCGCGGCCTCGCTTGCCGATGGGTCAACTGAGGGCCTAACCACCGAGGAGATCGCACTGCGTGGGCGGTTCCAAGGGGAACTAGAAGAACTGTCGGCTACCAACCGCGCACAGTACGACCAGCTCGTTTCGCAGGGCCGTGACCTAATCGCCCGTGGTACTGCCAACCCTGAGCTGGCTTACGGCCAAGCCTCTGCTGCGACGCAGCGTGCCGGGCTCGACCTGAGCCGTGGGCAGGCACCGGGAATGTCCGCTGAACTGCAACGTCGTACGGCCATTGACGCCGCACGCTCCGGTGGCGGTGCTGCTGCCCAAGAACAGATGCGAGCTGACGGCGCACAGGCTTCAGGTATTACCGCTTTGAGCGGGCTAGGCGCAGCGCCACAAGGGGCCGCCGCTGGACTCATGTTGCAGGCAGATGCCGACCGTGCGCGCCGCGCAGAGGAAGAAGCAGAACGCCTGCGTCGTATGGGGCAGAGCGGGGCTGCAGCCCAATCAGCTGCAGATTCATTGAAAGACCTTTTCGACAATAAGCCTACTACGCCTGCAACTGGCACCAGCTAAGGAGACCACGCTGTGGTAGTTAAGACAAAAGAAGGGTACCTGATACCCACGTACGGCCCGACTGGTATCTCGCCGTCGGCCGGTGCTGAAGCAGGTATGGCCGCTGGCCGCGCAGTGCAGACGCAGCGGGAGCAGACGCTTAATTCGCGTCAGGCTCGTGACTCTGTTGACCAGCAGATGAAGATGCGCACCGAGGAGCAGCGCCGGATCGAAGAAGACCGCGCAATAGCCGCAGCTGAACGGGCTCGGGTCGAAGCCGAGCGAAAGAAGTTAGCAGCTAAACGGGCTCAGCTATTACGCGCTATGGAAGCGGCAGCAGTACCGACCGACTCTGGCGTCGTGGCTGCGCCGGGCGCGCAACGCGCGGGCCTGTCGTTTGGGCCTAATACACCTGCCATGGAGCCCGTGACCATGGGCGTGCAGCCCATATCTTTCGGTCCGAGTACGCCAGCGCCCACATACGTACCGCCCGGCGGAGCGCGGGCGACTGTCGCTGCACGTCAGCAGGACACCCCTTTGACCACGCGCCTCGCCCCGGTATGGGCGCAGTTAGAGCAGCAGGGCGGCCTACCACAAGGTTACTTCCGCCGCCTTGCCGAGATAGAGAGCAGCCTAAACCCCGAAGCGCGCAACCCGAACAGCACCGCCTCGGGATTGTTTCAGCTTCTCCGTGACACTGCACAGGAGTACAACGTACAGAACCCAAACGACCCGATGGACGCTACGCAAGGGGTTGCGCGGTACACCGCCGTCTCTCTGCCTGCGCTACAGCAAGCACTGGGGCGGCAGCCCACGGGCGGCGAGCTGTATCTGGCCCACCAGCAGGGGGCTACAGGCGCAGTAAACCTACTGCGCAACCCCGACCAGTTAGCATCCGCAGTTGTTGGGGCTGACGCGGTCCGCCTCAATGGTGGTGACCCCGAGACTATGACCGCAGGCGCTTTTGCTGATCTCTGGATCGGCGAGTTCGAGGGCACGTCCAACTCGCGGAGTTCCAACGCTGCTATGGCGGCCGCTGGGATAACATTCTCGTCAGCGCCCCCCGCCGGACTTACTGAGTCAGCGGCGCCCTCGATTACCGAGGTAGACCCCGAAGCCACGGCGTTCCAACAAGACATACAAGGCTTGCTTCGGCAAGGCGACATTGCTGGCGCGATCAACCGCATAGAGACGGGTTTGGCGATAGGCACGTACGGCCCCATGGGTAGCCCCGTCGGCGGCATGGTGGGGTACTTTAAGGACACTCCAGACGAAGCGGCCCGCAGAACCCAAGTACAGCAGGCGTTGCAGTGGTTCCAAGATAGCAAGAACGCGTCCTATATGCGCGACAACCCTGCGCTAATAGCTCAAGCCGCGGCCGACCCACTTGCGTTTGTCGCTGCCCAGCCGCGTGGGGCACCCGATGCGGCCGCAGCAGAAACACCTACCGCCCCTATACAAGTGCGCATACCCGGCGGCGCTACGATTGCCGTATCCGAACCCGATGCTCCCGCCGCTGGGCTTACTGTTCCTCCTGCTGCTGCTCCCGATGCTGCTCCCGCCGCTGGGCTTACTGTTCCTCCTGCTGCTGCGGGCGTTCCAACCACCCGTGGTACAGTCGCGGGCGAAATCTTAGGCTTGCCCCGTGGGGCGCCGGCACCCCGGATTAACCAAAAAGTTATCGACGCTGGCCCTGCGCGTATGACCCAAGAGATGGAGGGGCTTGCGGCGCAAGACACCCAGCTTGCTCTGTTGCAGCAGTATTACGTCGATATGGAGGCTATACCAGAGGCAGTGAGCGTACAACTCCAGCGTCTTCAGCTGCGCAGCGCACATCAGGCACTGAAAGGCGCGCAGGCCGTAGCACGTATGGAAATGGGCGATTACTCTATGGCCGCTGATGCATTGTCCACTGCAACGGGTACGCCAGTGCAAATCCAACCACGTGTCGACGGTACGTTCGACCTGCTGGCAAACGGTCAAGTGTATGCAGACGGGCTTACAGCTGCTGAACTGAAAGCATACGTACAGCAAACCACGGACAGCGCGTACCGGACCCAGCAGGCAGCGGTTGCCGAAGCGATGCTTAAGGCTGATATTGAACAGAGCGGCAAGAACGCGGACTCAGTACGAAAGATAGCGGAAAAAGCTGCCGAGCTGTTCCAAACAGGCCGGAACGCCGAAGCGCTAGAAAAACTGAAGCAAGCAGGACTCTCAGTAGAGTTGACAGACTCTGGGATTTTTATATTTAGTCAGGACGGTACCGAGGCATACATTATAGACCCCGCGGGGAAGGTTTCGCCCGTGGGTGTCGACCAACCAGTCGGGGGCCCGACTGCTAAGCCCATATTACTACGATAAGGTGAACCCATGGTAGACCGCGCCGGATTGATGTTACCAGAAACGCCTGCAGCGGCTATGGAACTTGGCCCCCAAAACGCCTTTAGCGTTGCACTACGGGACCCGTCCCGAGCCAGTGGGCTAGGCGGGCTGGGCACGACCATGGCGGATGTGCAAGTTGCTTTTGAGCAGGTCGTAAACCAGCCTGCGCCTGACTACACTGCGATGCGCGCCCCGCCTGCGCAGGCGGGGCCCTCAATCTACTTTGACCAAGCCCGCAACCTGTTCTCTGTAAACGGGTATGCCTTCGACGCTGAGGACTATGGCGCAGCTGTACAGTCGCGGCAGTTTCTGAACCAGCCTGCCGGTGGCCCACCGGCGGAAGGGGCGTGGACTCGATTGAGCCCCAGTATGTACGAGCAGTACATGACTCAGATCGAAGACCCCACGCTGGGCACACGCTTCGGGCGTAGCTTCGACATCGGGGTGCAGAACCTGAAGACCCTCGGCGGCGCAGGCTTGCAGTTCCTTGGGGCAGAGGAGACAGGTGCGGGCGTCGTCAATCGTGCCAGCGAAGAACTCCAGCGCCTGTCGCCCTTCCAAGTATCGGCCGCAGAGGTTGCCTCTGGCGAGCTAGGCGCGATTGAGTACGCTGTGTCTGTGCTTGGTCAGCAGGGCCCGAACATCCTCGAGAGTATTGGTACCGCGCTCGTCGGCGCAGCCGCTGGTGGTGTTGCGTCTGGTAATCCTATCGGCGCAGCCGTCGGTAGTTTCGGTGCGCTGCTGTCAAAAAGCGCTATCAAAGGCGCAGCCAGAGAAGCCGCAGAAGCCTACGCGCGGGGCGCAGCCTCGACCGCGCAGAAGAAACTGCTGGCCCGCATCGGCGGTGCAGCCGCTGCAACGGCGGTCAACAACTACGCCATGGGCGTCTCGGACGTATACAGTGAGACCCGCCAGCAAGGCGCGGGGCCAGAGGACATGGACGCTCGCGCGATATCCGCTGCCATTGGTGTCCCCTACGCTGTGCTGTCCACGATCCCGGAAGCTATCGCTGCGGGCCGGCTGTTCGGCTTTTCAAATGCTGCCGGTGGTTTGCTCCGCCGCGCAGGCACTGGCGCCGGAATCGGCGCAGGGTTGGAAGGTGTAACCGAGGCCGGACAAGAAGCGCTTGTCATGGCTGGCGGCCAGCAGTTCGGTGGGGATTACACCGACGAATACCTGTCGCGCCTTATCGAAGCCGGTGTAGCCGGTGCAGTCGTCGGCGGTGGTATCGGCGGCGTGGTCAACCTGCGCGCAGGTAAGCCCACTGATATACTACAGGGTCGCCAAGAACCACCAGCGGACGCTGCCCCTGCCCCGCTTGGACTACCAGCTCCTGCCCCGCTTGGACTACCAGCTCCTGCCCCGGGCTTACTTCCAGCCCCGCCTGCTGCACTCCCTGCCCCTGACCGTACTGCAGCGGCTGCGCCCGAGGTTATCGTGCCGGCCGCCCCTGCGGCGTCGTCCGTTGCGTCTGCTGCGCCTGTTGCGCCTGTTGCGCCTGTTGCGCCTGTTGCGCCTGTTGCGCCTGCGGCCCCCACTGCCGCGACGCTCGGGCTTGAGGGCCCTGTGGCTGAAGGGTTTGATATAGCCGCCACTTTGCAAGGCCCACCGACACCGCCGGTGACTACGGCTGCACCCCCAGTGACTGCACCAAACCAGTTACAGCAGCAGTTAATGGCACTGCAGCAAAGACAGCAGCAGACAGCGCAGACGCCAGCCCCTGTGGTAGCACCGCCGGTCGAAGAACCCACCGAGATCGCAGTGGAGCCCACACCGACTGGCGAGATCACGCCTCGTGAATACGACGCAGCCTACGGTGGCTGGGAGGAGGTACGCGCTGACCAGTCCAACCCGGACGCACTTCCGTCGCTGCCGCGCCTCAACAAGAAGGCCCAGCGCGAATGGGTTATGGCAGTGCGCGCGGGTACCGCAGACGCTGCCCTGTTCGGGCGGCTTGCGAAGCGTAAAGTCAGCAAGGCAGAGCCACTGGTAGCCACTGGTGTAACCGCCACGCGTGAAGCCGACATCAATGCTATGCAGCAGCAGGTAGCTACCGCCCGTGCGACTGAGGCTGCACAGCAAGACCTGCAGGGTAAGGCCGCTGCCCTTCGTGCGCTGGGCCAGCGCATGGAACGCGCCCGCCCGCCGCTACCTGCCGACACCTATGGTACAGAAGCTGGCGCACCTTTCCGGAACAAGGCGCAGGCCATCGCACCGGCCAACCGCAAGCGCGTGGCGAAGCAGATCAACCAAGAGACTGGCAAAGCTGTCACCGCGAAAGACCTCGAACCTGTGGAAGTCGCGGGCGGCTGGGCGCTGCGCGTGAAGACCCCACCCACACCACCGGCTCCTAAGCCCACCCTCAAGAGAGGAAAACCTGATGCCGTTCGTGAGCAAGGCGCAAAGGCGAGCACTCTACGCAAAGGACCCAAAGCTGGCGGAGAAGTTCGAAGCAGTGACACCGAAGGGCAAACCGCTACCGGAGAGGGTACCCAAGAAACCGCCCAAGAGGATACCACCCAAGAACAATCGCCTGTTCGGGAAGCTGGAGTAGCACCGCCCCCGGCGAAGCCTGCGAAGCCGAAGAAGGTCAAGCTACCAGCGGGAGAAACAGACGCGGAGCTTGACAGGTCGATAGCTATGGGAGCCGTGGAGCTCGCCGAGGATGTAATCCTCAACGACGCGCGCAAGAAGCGTACCCTGCTCACGCAGGCGGAGCTCGATGCTGGCGTTGAGCTGACCGTGCTCAGCACAAACTCTGACCCGGCTGTGGCTAAGGCAGCACTGGATGTGCTTGAGCTCAACCTGTCCGCCACCCAGTACAAAGAACTCGCTGCGTATGTGGAGCGCGCGAACAACCACGGGAGCCTCGGTGGTGACCGGGCCGATGTGGACTTCGCGGGCAAAGAAATACAGGCCATGGTAACCATGTTCAACTCCGGTTCTGTGCCCGACAACAGCGTGTCGGCGTTCGAAGCGCGGTTTAGGGCACTGGCCACGCGTGTGCGTAACAGCGACCCTAAGGCAGACGTCCTCGGGTACGCTACGGTAAGCAATTCGCCAAACAAAAAGATGGGGCAGATCGCCCACACCACGCCCAACACAAACTCCGGCGGTGCGTTTTCGCTCGCGTCGCTGGCCGATGCTGTCCTTGGTAATGGTAAGCGCGCAGTCCCGCTGGCCATCGGCAAGCAGCGTATGATCGCCCGGAATATACTCAACAAGTTCAAGGTAAAGCCCGAGCTGTCTGTGTTCGCAAGTCAGGCCGACATGAAGCAGCGCAACCCTGCGCTCTACAAGCGCGCTGCAGCCGCGCGCAGCCAAGGCGACTTCGACAGCGCACCGGCGGTGGGCTACTTCTTCGATAACCAAGTCATCATCTTCAGTGACCGCGTGGCTACGCGCCAGCAGCTGGAGTTTGTCGTCGCCCACGAAGTGTTGGGCCACTTCGGCATGCGGTCCGTGCTCGGTGCGTCCGAGTTCAACACGCTGATGGATTCCGTTTACACTGACAGCTCGCCCTATACCAAGGTCGCCATTGACGACATGGTTGCAGCGCGCGGCATGCCACGGGCTGAGGCCGTGGAAGAATACCTGTCGGACTTTGCAGCACAGGTGGAGACAAGCGTCCTGCGCCGGTGGTGGGCCAAGGCCAAAGACGCGCTGAACAAGATCGGCTTCAAGTTCGACGACGATGTCGCGCGCTACCTTATGAACCAGAGCCGCAGGTACCTGCGCACTGGGGAGAAAGGCTCTGTGTTCAACACCGACCGCGTCGCGGGCACCATGCACCAGCTCGAAGCAGGCACAGACCCCACTGGGGTCGGCCGCTTCAGCACCGCAGCAGAGCAGGCACCCATTCGCGAGCTGGGCCATATGGTAGATGACCCGGGCCGGGTCATGCCATCGTCTATCCAAGACGCACAGGACAAGTTCACGCGCGCAGCAGAGGTGTTGGGCTTCGCACCCAAGGACCTCGCCAACAAGTGGGACTCGCTCAAGCGTAACATCGCTACACCGACTATCTTCCGCGCCATGCGCAACGAAGGGTTCCAGAAGGTGTTCGATATCCTGCGAGACAGGCACAACTTTGCGCGCGCAATGGTCACACAGATGCAGACGCGCCGCGATATTGCCCTCAACCCACGGGTCGAGAAGCCGGCCAAGCTCGGCATGGGCGGTAACGGGATCAGCGTGGATGGCCGGGCCAAGGCAGGGTACGTACTCAAAGCCAACCGTATGTTCCACTCGTATAGAGCCAAGCGGCTAACTGCTGGTAACACGCCCAAGCTGTTCCTGCGCGAACCCGGGACCGGTAAGCTCCGCCCGGTAGAGGCCACGTTCGACAAGCTCCTGAAAGAGAACAGACTGCCCCGCGAGCAGTGGGCCGAGGGCGTGCGCGTACCTTACGACACACCGATCCAGATGACTGACGCGAAGCGCGCTGAGCTTGAGGCTGAGCGCGATGCTGCTATCGCAGCGGCCACGACGGACAAGGCGAAGAACCGCATCACACGGGACTACAAGGCACGGATTGAGAACAACACATACACAGGTGTGGCCTACCTCGACGTGAAGCAGGAGTTTACGGACCTTGAGTGGGGTGCGTTCAACCAAGAGCTGGACGCGATGGCGCACACCGCGCGCGACGTGCTGGAGAGTATCCTCACCAAGTACGACCAAGAGATATCATACTCGTACCGCCGGTTGGGGAAGCAGCTGTCCGCTGCCATGACAGACGGTGACCGCGCCCTGATGGACCGTGCTGTCCGCCGGTACGTAGAGATACAAGACGCAGACTTAGCCACCTCCGAGGATGGGCAGATCGACCCGTCGACCCGGAACACAGCCGCGGCCGAGAAGTTCTTGATCCAGTTTAACACTGCCCTACTGGGCACCGGCCGTGACCGTATCTACGGTCTGTTCGCCCCGAACGCGGACAACAACGACATCGTAGCGTTACCCGAGAGCGAGCGGAAAGAACTTACCGACATGATCGACGGGCTCCGTACCCGATACAACCCGCCAGCGAAAGACGAAGGTGCAACCGCAACGGAAGCACGGCGCGTGGTCCAGCGTGAAGTCCAGCTCATTGCACAGCAGCTCACTGTGACCCAAGACGCTGAGAAGGCTGCTGTCCGTACGATACAGACAGCGTATGTACCCATTGTGCGTGAGGGCGAGTACCAGACGAGCGTGGTGTTTACCGGGGCGGACGGCAACCAGTACACACTCGGCGACAGCTACCGGGAGCAGGCCCCGTACATGCAGTTCGCAAAGCAGTCAGACGCCGACCGCGCAGCCGCAGAGATCACAGAGCTGTTCGGCGACACCGAGCATACCGTAGAGGTGTGGGACCCAGAGGCTGACAACGGTCGGGGCAAGCTCGTGATGAAGAAGGGTAAGCTGACGGCGGTCAGTGGGACCGTCCTCGACGCACCCACTACGGACCCAGAGATCAGCCACGACGCCGCGCTGCGGTTCATCCGGCGCTTCGGTATCCCCCTGACGCCGCAGAAGCTGGAACAGATCATCACTGCGTCGACCACCAGTGGCAACCGCGCGATCCTGCGCCAGCTGAAGGCGGGCTTCACACCCGGTGCACCCAACGACTTGACCAGTGCTATCTCATCCCACATCGAATCGCGTGCCTCTACCGTCGCACGGAACAAGACCGGGGTGGAACTGGAGAACGCGCTCGACATCAGGGGCGATGCCAAGGACATGTGGTTCGGGAGCAAGAAGACATACGACGCGCTCAAGGCTGAGTACGAGCGGCTCAAAGCTGCGCCTAACCCGAACGACGACGCGATCAGCGTGGCCCGCCAGAAGTTCGAGCAGTACCACCGGTGGTACATCACTGAGAACGCGCCCGCGAACGCGAACAAGTTCTACAACGAAGCCCGTACGGCAGTGGCGTTCCTCGACCAGCAGAAGGGCGTGCTGGAGACAGACCTCGCGAACAACAAGCACATCGCGACCGTGCAGATGATGACCTCTGTGAGCTACCTCGGCTTCATGGCGGCGTCAGGTGCGCTCAACATAGCCAGTGTGTTCACCAACGTACCGGCTGCGCTGGGCACAGTGAACCATAAGACAGGTTTCGGTGGCGGCTTCGGGCTCATGCGGGCGACCACAGAACTTGCACGCATGACGAAGGTGGCTGCTGGGTGGGGCGGGCAGAAAGACACTGCCGAGTATTGGAAGGGGCTTACCGCCGCAGAGCTCAAGGACATGGGTATCGAGTCCGAGACGCGGGACTTCATAGCCCTCGGCATTGAGAGCGGTATCTTCCAAGCGGCGCAGACCAACTCGCTCATTGGTTCGGCCCGTGGGCGCGTCACATCTGGTGGTGTGCAGAAGTTCCTGACGACGTACATGGCCCCGTTCAACTGGACAGAGCAGGTGGGCCGTAGGACCGCGGGCTTGGCGGGCTTTGAACTTATGTTCCAGCGGCAGCTGGCTGCCGGCAAGTCACGGGAAGAAGCCGCTGAGGCAGCGGCAAAGTTCTCTGTAGAGATCGTCTCCACTACGCTGGGGGACTACACCTCTGTAAACCGACCCGCGTTGTTCCGGGGCGGGGTGCTGCAGTTCACGTTCATGTTCAAGATGTTCACGGTGAATACCGCGGCACTCGTGGCCAACCTGCCACCGGCAGGGCAGGTCGCACTGTTGGGGTCGCTGCTACTACTCAGCGGCTTGCGCGGTGTACCCTACGCTGAAGACATCGAGGACCTCGTCAACACCCTCGCGCAGAAGTTCGGCATACCTATGCCCAGCATCCGCGACTCGATCCGCCGCAGTGGCGACGAGCTGCTCCCCGGCTTCGGGGAAGTACTCGTGAGCGGCGCGCTCAACCGCATCGTACCATTCGACATCGGTGTCCGCTTCTCCGCTGGGGATATCCTACCGGGCACAGGCATTGGTCTGGCTGGGGCGGACGTATCCCGTGAGCTCATAGAGATCGGCGGGCCGATGGCGTCTTGGATACAACAGATGGTGGGTACTGCGGGCAACGTGGCCAACATCCTGCCCGGGGGGAAAGCCTTCTCCCTTGAGTCGACACTGCGGGAGTCGCCGGTGTCGTTCCTGCGCGCAGCCACAGACGCTTACGCCTTCGAGAAGCACGGAGCCATCGTGGACAAGCGCGGGTATGTGGTGTCCGAAGACTACAACTCAGCCGTAGGTATCGGGCGGATACTCGGCCTGTACCCGGGCCCAGCAGCGCGGGCGTATGAGTCTATCCGTGAGGCCAAGCTCATCACCGAGTACCAGAAGTCTATGTCTGTGTACTACCGCGACCGCATCGTAGCCGCCACAGTGGCTGGCGATAACGCCAAGGTGCAGGCGCTATATGCAGAGGCCCGAGAGTGGAATGAGTCCGCCGAGGGGACAGGGCTGGAGGTTGTCAACCTTAGGTCCCGCGTCCGCAGCGCCTTGAGATCGCAGCGTCTAGGTGCCAGTGAGCGGTTCCTGAAGACCACGCCGCTGGCCACAAGAAGTGCAGCGCAGCGGATCGTGGACGCTTACATCGCAGAGTGACTATGAGTCACTCTGCATGAGCTTCGAGAACACAGCGTCTTCCTGTGCATGATGCAACCCTTCGAGGATTGAGTTCATGCGCGGGTGGTTCAGGTTGATCCCGACGACGTAGCACTGTGGCATGGAGAGCGACGTGTTCTTGGCGAGTGATGCCTTCTTTGATCTCGGTGTCGCGTCGGCTCCATCTGTGACCAGCTGCTCGACAAACTCCCGCGGGTTCCCGCCCTTCTCTGCAAACCATTTGCGGAAGTTCGAGCGTTCCAGCAGCATCACACCACCGACAAGATCGGTCGAACCGTGCACCCGCTGACCGTCGACGCGGACGCGGATAGAACCCTTAGGCATCAGCTCGTACACTGGCTGCGGTGTCTTGCCCGCCTCGTGGTACACGACGATGGTCTCACGTAGGTGCTCGTTGATGTACTCAGCCAGCAGATCGAAGTGGTCCAGTGCGTTGTCCTGCACAGCTTCGCGCATGGAGTCCAGCTGTATGATTACCCAGTTGGTACACTCGACGGGTCCGTAGTCGATGATGCCCCACTCATGGGCCAGCCGCAGGCACAGCTCTGTCAGTACAACAGCGATCTCCCAGTACCGCTCGACACCGTCGAACTTCACACCGTACCGTGCCTCGAACTCATCCAGTGCGCTTGCGATCATAGCCCGCAGGCCCTGCTCGCCGATCTCCATGATCCGGTGCAGGAACATGCGCCCCGCCCACCCGAAGTTCTCAGTGAACAGGCGGTGTATCTTGCGGCCGAAGTCCGTGCCGTCGCCGAACAGCGGTGACTTGTTGACCCGTAGTTCCAGCAGGCGCGCGAGCTGCGCGTCCGTCTCATGCCCTGTGGATATCAGCTTGCTGGTAATCGGTCTGTTGGTAGACAGTGTCGAGAACAGGGCCCACTCACGTGGCGCCTTCTCCTCTGCGGTGCGGGACAGGCGTGCCTTGTCGCGACCTTGGCTCACCCAGTACAGGTAATCGCCGACATCTTTGTCGGACATCTGCGTGGCTTCGTCCACCGTCATGGGCAGGTGGGCGTATGTACCAAACCTGTTGAACAGAGAGTTCGCGGTGAACTTGGACTGGAAGTGCAGCTTCTCTGGGTCGCCCCATACTGATTGCTGCATCAGCTGCGCCAGTGACTTACCGCTACCGGATGGGCCATAGAACGACACGGTCGTACCCTTGAGCCCTGTGAACTGCATGAGGATCGAAGCGAACCCGATGCCTATGGAGAACTGGTGAGCGTTGAGCTTGCCCTTGCGCAGCAGACTGGTGCCTGCCTTCCACGTGGCGAAGTTGCCCTTCGTGGTGTACATGTCGCTGCCCGCGCGCGTGCTGCGGGAGGATAGGCGGATCGTCTCTGTGGTCACGACGCCGTTGGCACTGCGGCGGAACAGGTCGTCGCCGAGGACAAACACTTCGTTGTCTTCCTTCCAACCCATGGTCGAGTACAGGTTGGTGACTGTCCGCACCTTGCGCAGCTCGTTGATGTAAGCACGTAGCATGATCTGAAAGTACTCCGTTTGCCGCTTGGTCTCGAGCATGATGCCTTGGTCAGCAACAGCACCGACGAACTCGCGGTAGGAACCGTCGGCCAGATAGGCAAGCCGCAGCGTAAGGACGAGCCAGCCCACATGCGGGCGCTCCCACATGAACTGCGCCACCTCGTAGCCCAGCGCCTCGTCGTACCCATAGCTCAAAGGGTACAGGTCAAAGTTGCATATAGATACTTCCGCCCCGTCTATGACCGCCATCATCCCCTTGGATGTCCGCTTGAACGGTTTAGGTACCTCGATGTCAGTGATGACTTCGGCGGGCGCGGTCGCGCTGGTGTCCACCTCTTTATGCCGCACACCCAGTCGCGCTGGGCTGCCTATCCTACCAGCATGGACACAACCCTTACACCCAGCAGGGCGCTCGGACTCCAGCTTGGCACAAGTAGTGGGTCCTGTAGCCTGTGCCTGCCACTGCTGCGTCTTACGTACCGTGTCTGACTCAGAGTAACTCGGGTGGTGCTCGCTCCACAGCTTAGCTGTGCCCTCAGGGTCCTCGCAGAACGCAGCCACACCCAGCACGGCGTACCACATAGGCTCGGAAACCTTGTCTTGGTGCTCCGTGGCCCACTTCATCTGCGCGCAGTTGGATACCACTAGGCTACCGATAGCCGGCGGCATGTCTGTCTTGACTGCAAGGCTGTCCAGAAGGCCGCTGTTCTTGGGCTTCACGGGACCGGACGTAGCGTTATAGTAGTACGCCAGCGCCTTGCGCATCGCATCCACCGTGGTGTCACCACCGTCGAGGATTACACGCACCAGCTTGGGTGCAGTCGGGTCCTTGTAGTTATGGGTTCCGACAGGGCGCAGCACCAGCGCTGCGTCTGCCGTCTTGGTCGTGTCGATGTCGAAGCCACGGGCCTTGGCCGCGTCCTTCAGCGCACGTGCGAGCGGTGTCCACTCATCACGGTCGAGGTCACGGTCGAGTACCCAGTAGGTGTGGAGCCCATAACCCGAGCGCACGATCAATGGCTTGGGTAAACCCGCCTCTGTCACGAACGTGCCGAGGGCTTGCAGCCCCTCTTTCCATGTAGGGAACGGCTTGTCTGGGCCACAGTCTACGTCGATGGTGAGCACGCGGCTCGCATGCATGTTCACCTGCTTGCGGCTGCTGTCATCCTTGAAACTAGAAATCGCGAAGTAAGTGTCCTGCCCACGCTGGTCTCTGTCTAGTACTGCTACGGCCAAGTCGTTGATCGTATCATAGAACCGCTGCGCGCGACCCCATGAGCAGTACTTTCCCCCTGTTGGCAGAACACGCTGGAGGAAGTCCAACGTATCCATGTGTCACGCCTTGCTCTGATAAAGAGGGGAGGGTTTATCCCTCCCCGTTTTGGTACCCTACTCGACTATGCCTAAAATCTCAAGCAGAGAGCGCAGCCTGTCGTTGCTGTGTTGGAACTTGGCCCCTTCGGGGGGCCAAGAGCCGTCTTTCAGAAGGGGCAGGAGCTGACGGAGCAGGTCCCTGACACGCTTGTCGTTGCGCTCCCGTAGTGCCCCGCCCTCCACCCACTTGTAGTAGGTGACGCGGCTTACGTCGAGCAGCTGGCACATGTCCTTGATCGTAAGGCCCATGCGCTCGCGGACTAGCTCCACCTTCTCAAAATCGAGAGGTGTATTAGTCATCGTCGTCTCCTACCAGAGCGGCGATCTCGTCTGCCAAGCTGGACACTTCGTCGTCCACCACGGTGGCCGCCTTGGGCTCAGACTTGGGCTTTGCTGCTGCCTTGGGTGCTTCGGCAGGGGCTGCCTTGGCTGCGCCAAACCCACGCTTGGGTGCTTCGGCAGCGGCGGGCGCTGCGACTTCTTCCTCGATCTCAGGCTCAGGCTCAGGCTTCGCCACCTTGACCGCGGCCTTGCGGGGCGTCGACGGGGCGGCGGCCGCCGCAGGCTGCTTCTCGCCTGTGATATCCAGCACGCTTTCGGCACCGAACAGCGGCTCGACCGCAGCGTAGGTATCCTCGTCCAAGAAACCACCGAAGCCGAACTTCAGCTTGGGGAACGACGCGTCGGTGTCGAAACCGATCTTGGTCTTGACCACCTCGGCGGGGATGCCACGTACTGACAACTCCTTGTGGTAAGAGTTCAAGCCCTTGAGCGCAGCAGGTGTGACCTGCAGCAGATAGACAGGGCCCTCGGGATCGTCGGCGGCCACTACAGCCAACCGCTTCTGGTCAGTGCAAGCCTTCAGCTGCTGGCCCTGCGGTCCAGTCTTGGAGCCCCATGCGTTGTGCGGGCAACCTGCGCAGATGTCGTTCTGCGGGTTCTCGCTCTCGGGGTGGGGCTTGGTGCCGTCCAGCGAGAAGCAGTCAGGTGCTGCTGGCTCGGCGTCCTTGTCCCATGCCTTGGCATAGAAGGTCTTGGACAGCTTGGGGTTCGCACCGACGATGACCACGTCCAGCGAGGTTGTATCCAGTACGGTCTCGGTACCATCTTCGATGATCCGGAACCGTGCACCCTTGATCGAGATGCGCGGGAACGACTGGCCACTGGAGATACCAGAGGCAATGCTCTGCGACAGGGCAGAGGGTTGGCCCACCTTGGCGGCAAGGTGCGCGGGGATTTGTACATTTACGGGGATGATATTGCTCATAGGGTCCTCCTTAACGAGCTGTCGGTTTACGAACGTTGATGTCCAGCTTGGTGCCATAGGTCACACCCGGCGGGACTTCGTTGGTGGCTTCGAGGTGCGCACGAACAGCGGTCTTGCTGATGCGCTTCTCCAGCATTTCATAGGCTTCTTCCCTGCGGATGAAGTCCAGTACTGCGTCCCAGTTGGTGACGTTGGCATAGTCGGTGGTCGTCAGGAAGGCCGTGCCATGGTCTGTCTTAAAAGACGTGACGCCATCAGCGTCAGCCTTGGCCTTGAGCCATGCTTCGATCTTGAGCATACTCTCCTTGACGGTCGCCACCTTGTCCTTGGCTTCTGCCTCGATCACTTCCTTCTGGGTTCGTAATTTCATGTACGTCTTGATGACGCTGTCGACTGTCACGGTCATGTTCTCACTCCGTTGCTTGTTGTATCAGGTCAAGAAGCAGGCCCTGTAGTTTCTGTTTGCTCGACAGCCTTTGGTACATTTTGTACTCAAGGTCGGTGGCTTCTATGTGGACCACGTTACTGACGTGCCGCTTCCCGATGCGCTCTACCCGCCCGTTGGCCTGAACGTATTGCTCATTGCTGGTGATGGGGCCGTACCATACCACGGTCGAAGCCGAGGTCAGGGTCAGGCCATGGGCCATCGTCGCAGGGTGAGCGATCAGGATACGCGGGTCCTTACTGTTCTGGAAGTCGTGGAATATCTGGTTGCGCTTGTTGGGTGACACCGCACCGTTTACAACGGCTGTGGTCCAGCGCTTAGACAGCTCACGCTCCAGCATGTTCAGCACCCCTGTCAGGGGCACGAACACGATGACTTTCTCTCCGGCTTCTTCAATCACCTCCTTCACTGCGTTCACCCGTGGTGAACAGTCAATCTCAAAGTCCTGCCCGTCGTCGGTGTAGGCCACACCACAGGCAATCTGCACCAGCTTCTGCACCTTCACAGCCTCGTTCACTGCGCTGATGGTTCCGTCGCCGGACTCCATCTCGATGACAAGGCGGCGCATCATAGTCTGGTAATGCTTCTTCTGCTCAACTGTCAGCTCCACCTTGCGCGTCTGGATGATCGTGTCAGGCAGATCGAAGCACTCGTCCCGTGTGTAACGGATCGCTGGCTGCAATATGTTCTTCACAATCTCCACGCTCTCCGGCCGTGGTACAAACTTCCACTGGCCGATCTTCATCATCACCTGCTCGCGGAACGCCGTGAATGTGCGCGGTGCGTACGGGCTCTCCACCAGCTGGGACAGGGTCCACGCGTCAGTGGGGTCGTTGGGCGTAGGCGTGCCAGTCATCAGCCACAGCCGCGTGTCTGGGTTCTTGTTCATCCACTTCTTGAAGTGCTTGTACCGGCTGGTCGATGGGTTGCGTAGCACCGCTGCCTCGTCAACGATGACGAGATCGAACTTACCAATGACATCCTCTGCGATGATGTTGAACCCATCGTGGTTGATGATGTAGAAGTCGGCCTCGGTGTTGAGCAGCTTCTTGCGGCGCGCAGCGGTACCGTGCAGCACCACGTGCTTGCGGTGGTAGAAGCCCTTGAATACAGCGTCACCCCACACCCGCTCCAGAGTAGACAAAGGAGACAGGATCAACACCTTCTTCACCGCGCCGATGTTGATGAGGTAGTCGGCTGCCCACAGTGCGCTCTGGGTCTTGCCTGTACCAATCTCGTTGAGCACAAGGCAGCGGTCCTGCATCGTCAGGAACGACGCCGTCATCTGCTGGTGTTCGTATGGTGTGAACTGGCCGGGCCAGTCGTAGTAGTGCAGGATCGGGGACGGTGCCTTGATACCCAGTGCGCGCAGTTGCTTTACAGCAGCCAGCTTGTGAGGGACGACGACAATGTCATTCCCGCGCACCGTCATCGCCTTGGCCGACGGTACTACCGCCAGCACTTGGGCTGGGTTCTTGAGCTTTAGCGCCAGCGCTTTTGCCTTGGGGATTACGAGCACGGATATACTCCCTTACCGTCTCAATGGTTTCGTCGTCGTAGGCGACAAAGCACTTGCCACCCGCCTTCTCTATGTCCCGCATGCACTTGATCTGCAGTGCCGTGGGCTTCTTGGTCTTGTCTGCCTTACACTCGATACCTACGAAGTGTCCGTTCACGCAAGCGACCCTGTCAGGTATGCCTGCTACACCGAACGGACCAGCCTGTGGACTGTAGAACCAGACCCCTTCAGCCTTGAGTACTTTGTCAAGTTTGCTCTTGATCCGCCCCTCAGGTGTTGCAGCCATACCTATCTCCTCGTGTATACTATGTCAACTTCTATTTTGCAAACTCGCAGAAACTTTTGCATGGGCACCAGCCGCACAGCCCGCTTGGCTTGGCTGGCCAGTTGTTATGCTCGGCCGAACCCTCGATCCGTTTGATCTTGGACAGGATGCGTTGCCAGATGTTGGGCATGTCCTCGCGGGTGTAAGTCTCGTGATCCATCTTCATCTCTTTAAGCCACACGAACGTGGTCTTGACGCGCTGGACCTCAGGGTAATGCTTGAACACCTGCACCGCGAACAGCTCCAGCTGGTCGAAGTCGGGGCGTCGCTTGCCTGTCTTCCAGTCGAACATGATAGCCTCTGGCCCCTTGCGCACAAGCACGTCGATCTTAGAGCGCAGCCACGCGTCGGGGTCCCACCAGCCTGTGGGCTTGAGGCTGTCGTTGAGGGTCATCTCCTCCTCGACTGTGAGTACACCGCCTGTCGCCAGTCTCTCGATGCTGGCGCACAGCGCCTCGTACCGTGACGCCTCTTGGTTCAGGGTCGCCGCGTCCTCACCCAGCCTTAGCTCCAACGACTTATGCACACGCTCACCATAGGCAGTGACGGCGTTGCCGGGGTCGCGCACGAATTTCTCGATGCGCTGGTGGTAGTAGTTCTTCGGGCAGTTCTCATACATCTTGAGGGCTGAGTATGAATGGCTGAGCTTGGTCACTTCGCTTCTCCATAGTTGGGGCCGATGTCTGCTTCGCAGGCCACGGGCAGGTCGGGTGCCCACTTGGGCGGGGTGGACATAACGTCTACCATAAATGCTTTGCACGCGTCTGCTTCTTCTTCGTCCACCACGCAGACGATCTCGTCGTGCACCTGTAGCGCGACGGGGTAGCACCGCCCGATCTTGGCCATCTGCTCGGACACGACGATGCGCGCAACAGCTTGTGTGATGTTCTCCACCACCTTACCGCCGTAGAGTTTCATCCACGTCAACTCTGGGAGTTCGCCGCCCACGACACGAGCCTCGATAAACTTTCGATACACCCTTGCGTCGTTGATATACTCGAACCCATGGGCGGCACGGCGCAGGGCTGGGTATCTAAGGCGCAACCCGTTGGGGAGAACGATACCTTCTCTATCGAAAGATATAATATCGCAGAGCTCGCCGCTCGCGCCCGCCACCATCTCGCTGAGCTGGTGGTTGCACCGGTTCCAGAACGCTTGGATGCGGTGGTACTTATTTCTGTACAACGCGACGATCGTCTGCGCCTCGTTGTCGTCCACCTGTACCGTGATGAACCCAGTTGCCAGCGAGTGCTGGAACTTAGTCGGACCCATGCCGTAGCCCAGTCCGAGGACGCAGGTCTTGCCTACGTGCCGCTCGACCTTGTCGGTCTTGACGATGCGGCGCTGGTACACATCAGTGGCGAACTCAGAGTACACGTCGCGCCCCTCGCGGAAGGACTGCACGAGGTCGTCTTGTCCGGCGAGGTAGGCCACCAGTCGTGCTTCGATCTGGCTGGAGTCGCATGCCACCACGCACTTACCTGCAGGGGCCGCCAGCGCACGGCGCAGCGCACCGCCTCGCGGTAGGTTCTGTAGGTTCAGTTTGTCCCCGCCGCTGAAGCGTCCAGTGTGAGCGCCGTAGTAGTTGAGCATGATGGGGATGCGGCCCCGCTCTGCCACCTCAAGGAACCGTTGGGTACGGGTCTCCTCGATGGTGCTCTTGGTACCCAGCCGTGCTTCGACAATGGTGCGCACCGATGCCTTGGGGTGTTCGAGCAATGCCGTGAACTCTGTGTCGTTCTTGGCAAAGGCAAAGGTCTGCTTGCCAGTGGTGGGGCTGACCTTCATGGGTGGCTGTACGCCCATCGCTTGCAGCAGGCTGGCGAACTTCGGGTTGGACATGAGGAACTTCTTGGCCCGCTCCTCGCCGCCCAGTTTCTCTAGCAGCTTGGCCTTGCGCTCGTGGATAGCAGCGAGGTGGTGTTCCAGCACGTCCGTGTCCAGCTCCAGCTGAGGCTCAGTGTACATCCGAATGGTCTGGTCGATGACCAGCAGCTCCTCCTTGGGGAACTGGCGCATCAGCTTCTTGAACAGCTTGTACGTAAGCTCAACGTCTTGCACACAGTAGTCTGCATAGGACCGCATCTGCTCTGGCGTGAAGTCTTTGCGCCGCATACCCAATGCCCGCACGACCTCGTCGCCCTTTGCACCCAGCTTGTAGTAGGTAGCCAGCGCCTTGAGGCTGCCGCCCACAGTCATCGAGTGCAGGGGCCGCGCCATGCTCAGCGTGTCGAGCCACAGCTTGGGTTTGATACCACAGTGCCAAGACAGGATCGCTCCGTCGAAGGCTGTGTTGTGGCACAGGATCGCTGCGTTGGTGTAGTCGACGGCGTTGAGGAACCCCGACGCGTCAGCGCCGGAGTACCAGTCAGTCTCAGTGTCATTGACCTTGATCCCTACACCGATGATCTCGAAGCGGGGGTCACGGATGTACGCCTCGGTCGTCATCTTGGAGAGGCCGTAGTCATTGGCGTAGTAGGTCTCGAAGTCGATGGTGATGATGTCTATCACAGGAACTCGCCATGCTTGGCACTGATCGCGATCAAGTGCTCTGCCTGCGAGCGGGCATCGTCCAGCGCGTTGTGGTGGGTGCCGCTACGCTCCATCTTCACGTCAGGATACATGCCTTTAGTAGTGCGGTAGCACTTGTCTTTCCAGAACTCCCACATTGGCACGCGGCACCGCTTCCCCGACTCGTGCATCAATACGTTGTCGAAAGGCGCCCCGTTACCCCATACGCCTTTTAGGCTGTCGCCGTAGGCGCATACAAACTGCATGAAGTCGCGCAAAGCCACGTCAAGGCCAATGGCTTCGTCTTGGGCTTCGGTCAGTGCGTTGCGCGCACTGTCTCCTTGCTGCAGCCACCACATGACAGTGCTGGGGTCAATGACAGCGCCGAAGCGCACGGCGCTGTGAAGGGACACAACGCGGTAGAACGTCTCGTCAGTCACGCCCATGGCGTTAAACGCCACGGCACCAATAGCCACGATTGGGGCATCCGGGCGGGTGCCCATGGTCTCTAGGTCAAGCATGATGTGCATCAGTTTGTCTCCTCAATAAGCAGGTAGCACGCTGCGAGGTAGGTGATCGCCCCGAGCAGCTCGGCCTGTGCGCGGGCGGGTTCCTTACGGCCCAGCATGCCAGAGGCTTCCTGTGCTTTCTTCATGGCTTGGCCGAGGGCGTACCCGGGCCCCACCATACGGCTGATCTCCATGATGGGTTGGCGGCCAAAGGGTTGGCCGTTGGCGTGGCGCTCCTTGCCTTTGCCTGCGGCCGCTTGGTTGTAGGCTGCGCCCAAGACGCGGCCCAGCCCTACGTAGTCGGGATTCTCCATGTTTTACTCCTCGGTTGCTGTGAAACTGCTGGCGTTCGCCGCCCATAGGCAGAAGGACGCGCGTGTCTGGCCGTACCTACCGAACACATCTGCCTTGGCGATACGCCCTACTTTGAACAGCCTGTTGAGTGTAGCGTTTGCCGCACTGGTGGTTATGTCGGCCTCTGCTGCGACCTCTGCTGTTGTCACGTACGCCGGTGCAGTGGTGACAACTTTGTATACCGTGCTGTCTAAGTCAGAGTCCACTGCTTTTACGATATGCGTGGCAAACCATGGAGTACGCTCCGGCTGGTGTGAGTTAGGGATCATGTCCGCAACCACTTCTTCCCCAACCGCAAGGTTGGCAGACCGTGCCACTGTAGGTGGGATGTAGACTTGTGTGCCGTCGTCGGTACAGGCGCCGAACGCAGAGCCTGACTCTGTGATAAAGACGCAGAATATGTTTCCAGTTTTCATTGATCCATCCTTAGAATTACTTTGCCAATTCGATAGTCTATCTTGTAATCAGGTACCCCGTCACGCAGGTCCGCTACGACGTCCATGAGTAGTTCTTCTAGTATTTCGGCGCGCTCTTTCTCTGCCTCGTATCGCTCCTTGTAGTCGGTGGATGATCCGACCATGCGTCGTGTCAGCGCGACCAGCTCGTCATCGGTTATCGGTTCTCGGCCCTCGGGCAATGTCCACTTAGTCAAGTTCATTCTCCTTGTCGTGCTTTTCCCGCACTACGTCCGTCAGCCACTCCGCGATGGTCTCGTATCCGTCGCGCTGGGTTTCGCCGATCAGCCAGACCTTCTCCTCTTTTGACAGCGCCATCATCATGTCGCTAATGCGGCCCTGACGCATGCCGTTGCCTTTGACCAGATCAAGCACTGCCTGACGGGGGTTTGCCACCGGCTTGGGTGGCAGCCAATTGCGCTGTCGCGCTTTGAACACGGCGCTCCCGACCTGATCGTATGTGAGACCCAGCGTCTGCGCGATTTCGCGGTTGCTGTTGCCTGCCCGCCGCATGATTGCGACTTCGTTGATGTCCTGCTCGGTCATGGCCGTGCCACCGGACGCAGGAACGGGATGCCTGTATTGCGGCAGTATGCGTCCACTTGTTGGCCCCACAGTTCTTCCAACGCCTCGACCATCGCGGGCATCTGGTCGCAGACGGCTGATGTTTTGCCGGTGATGTGGCCGATCTCCATGCTGCCGATTGCGAAGATGATTATGTATAGTGAGGTCATTGGTTCTGTCCTTTCATAGAGTCTGCCATCTCCACAAGGCGTTGCAGGTGGTGGATGGCCTTCTCGATATCCTCTAGGCCGCCCTTGTCCCGCTCTCGTGCGAGGTAGGCGATGGCCACGCCCTTGTGGTACCCACGGTACTCGTCTGGTGTGAGCCATGCTTCCATGGCCTGCCATGGCTGGACCACCATGTCCTTGTAGTGGCTGCCGCCAACCTGTGTGGCCAGTGTAGATGTAGTCATAGCTTTCTCCTCTGCTTCTCTAATAAATACTTCTCGTGGTGTGCCGACCCTGTCGAGCAGGCTCTGCGCAAAC